CAGGCTTCCGGGCTGGACGGACGACGACTAAAGCGTCGTCCCGGCTGGGCATCCCAGACGCTCCGTTCGCCTCCTTACGTCCGAGCATCGAGGATGATCCGCTTCCTAGCCGGGACGATTCATCTCCAAAAAAGCGGAAGAGAAAGAAGTCCTAGACATGGCGATCACGAACGGCTATACGACACTCGCCGCGTTTCAGGCATACGCCAACATGAGCACCGTCACGGCAGACGAGACGGCGACCATCGAGAAAGCCATCGAAGCCGCATCGCGCACAATCGACCGGATCGCGAACCGGCGCTTCTGGATGGACGCGAACGCGACCGCTCGCCTCTACCGGACGACCGACTTCTACACGCTCTTCGTCGACGACATCGGCTCGACGAGCGGACTACAAGTCGCCTTCGACGCCACCGGGAATGGCAACTACACGGACATCCAAGTTCTCAACACTGACTACATTCTCGACCCGGTCACCGCACCCCAGCAGCAGCGCCCCTACACGCAGATCACTATGGTCGGCGCCGACCTCTTCCCTCTGCCGATCTCACGACGCCCTCAAGTGCAAGTCACCGCCCGCTTCGGATGGTATAACGGCACACCGCCCGACGACGTCGTCGAAGCCTGCCTCATCCTCTCAGCCGACTACGTCAAGAGAGCCTCATCCGTAGGCGGAGTGCTCGGCCTCTCAGAACTCGGAGCTATCCGAATGAGTCCCCTCGGACGAGACATCTCGGCTATCGTCCGGGCGTACCGTCGCGAGGTCGTCGCGTGACACCGTCAACAGTCCGCGACAAGATGAAACTCGCGCTCAACATCACCGGACTGCGCGTCTATGACACCATCCCCGAGAACGTCGTCCCACCGGCGGCAGTGATCGGGAATCTGACGATGGACTGGGACTTAGTTATGAAACGCGGAGCAGATACCGCGAACCTCGACATCACGGTCATAGCAGGACGGATGAGCGACCGCGCCGCGCAAGATTACCTCGACGGACTTCTCACCGGCACCGGGACGAGCTCCATCAAAACAAAGATCGAAGCCGATCAGACGCTCGGCGGCTCCGTCTCCTCGATCAGATGCCTACGCGCCTCCCCGCTCTCCGTCACCGTCTCAGGCGTCGAGATGCTCGCGTACCGCTTCGAGGTAGTGTGCTACGGATGACAAAGTTCCGAGTGACCAGTCGACGCCTTTACGGATTCGCCGACGGTGACATCGTCTCCGCAGAAGGCTTGCAGCTCTGCGGGATCGACCTCGACCGGGCAAGAGCGAAGAATCTCATCGTAGAAATCGGCTACGATGAACCCCGCAAGCACAAAGGCGCCCGCAAGGACGCCTCCGATACAGACAAGGACTAGACTCACCTCATGCCTACAGCAACATTCCTCGGAGCCGCCTCCGTCTTCACGGTGGATTCGGTCGATCTCGCCGACCAGCTCGTCTCGATTACCATGACAAAAAACGTCGACGCGCTGGAGAGCACGAGTCTGAAAGATGCCTCGAGGACATTCGTCGCAGGCCTCCAGTCATCGGAAACGACCTTCACGGTCATGGGAACCTTCGCCTCCGGTGAAGCGATCCAAGCAATCTTCGGCGACGTCGGCTCATCCGTGACGATCGTCTACGAGCCACTCACTGCCGCCCCGGGCGCCAGCTCGCCCCGCTATACGCACTCTGGGGCGTTCCTTGCCTCGGCACCGATCGCAGTCTCCGTAGGAGAGCTCGTCCAAGTAACCGCCACCTACACCGGCGGCGCGATCGTGCAGGCGGTCGCCTAAACGATGCTCGACATCTCCGTCACAATAAAGCGGAAAGACGGAACGCAAGAATCGTTCCCCGTCTACGCAGACTCACAGATCGCGTTCGAGCGCTGGGCGAAAGTGTCCATTTCTGCCGCCTTCGATCCGAACGGGAAACCGAAGATGGAATCCCTCTACTACCTTGCGTGGCTCGCCGAAAAGAACTCCGGCAAGATCACGAAAGTCTTCGACGAGTGGATCAAAGACATCGCCGCAGTCGGCCACGAGGACGGCCCGGGAAACTAGGCATCCCCGGAGGCGGGGTAGCTCGAGAGATCGCCGACCTCGCACTCATCACGAAGCTCGATCCTCTGGCGCTCATGCGGACGCCGCACGAGGTCATTCGTGCGCTCTACGATGGAGCTAAGAAACTGAACGAACGGAGACGCGCTCAACATGGCTAGCACCTCGGGGACGTTCGGCTACCGCTTAGGCGATGGAGTCGCCGGAGCAGTCAAAGTAGAAGGACTGTCGAAGATTCGACGCGACCTCCGTTCCCTCGGAGGCGACCTCGATCTCGTGAAAGGCGAGTTCCTCGAGACGAATAAGAAAGTCGCCGAAGTAGTCCTGGGGGATGCTAAGCGCTTCGTCCCGGTGCTCTCGGGAGCTCTCGCGAACTCGATGAAGAACGCCTCCACGAAGACCGCTGCGAAGATTCGAGTCGGCTCTTCCGGTGGCTCTAAGCGTTCCGGGAGTGCGGCGTCCGGTGATCTCGTCGAGTATGCCGGGCCGATTCACTTCGGCTGGCCGAAGCGTCGAATCAAGCCGAACCCGTTCATCTACGAGGCGACCGACACTCGTCGAGGCGAGATCGCGAACCTCTACGCCGAGCGCATAACATCCGTCCGCAATAAGTACGACCTCTAATCATGGCCAAACCGATCACCGTCTCCATCGTCGGCAACGCCGGCCCGCTCAAGAAGTCCCTCGACGAAGCCGACGGAGCTCTCGGCAAGTTCGGCGGAGCCGTTCAGAAACTCGGACTCGCCGCAGCCGCAGGCGTCGGAGCTCTCGCCGCTGGGATCGGCTTCGCCGCGAAGCAAGCCGCAGACGACCAGAAGTCATTCGAGCAGCTTGCGGTCACGATGCGAAACGTCACCGGAGCATCTGAGGAGATGGTGAAGTCGATCGACGACCAGCTCGGCGCGATGAGTCTCGCGACCGGCGTCGCGGACGACAAACTCCGCCCAGCCTACGAAGCGCTCATTAGAGGCACAAAAGACGCCGAAACCGCCCTCCGGGACATGACGCTCGTCCTCGACATCTCTACCGCGCTCCAAACGGATCAGACGACCATCGCCGACGCCCTCGCAAAAGCCTACGAAGGCAACTTCAAGGCACTCCGCAGCCTCTCGCCGGAGATGGCGACGATGATAAAAGAAGGCGCATCCCTCGACGAAGTAATGAAAGTCCTCGGAGACACGTTCGGAGGCTCAGCAGCAGCAGCCGCAGGAACCTTCTCCGGACAAGTCGACCGCCTCAAAATCTTCTTCGGAGAGCTCGTCGAACAAGTCGGATACTACGTCCTCCCGGTGCTCTCCAAGATCGCTCAGTTCATCGTCGAAGACGTCGTCCCAGCGTTTCAGAAACTCGTCGACAAGTACGGCCCAGCACTCGCAGCCATCTTCGAGAAGATCGCCATCTTCATCGGAGACAAAGTCGTTCCGGTCATCAGAGACAGACTCCTTCCGTTCATTCAGCAGGTCGCCGAGTTCATCGGTGAGAAACTCGTCCCGGTCATCCGTGACGTCGCGATCAAAGTCTTCGACGGACTGAGCCAAATCTTTGAGAAAGTATCCGACAAGATACAAGAAAACTCCGGGAACATCCAGAAGATGCGCGACTTCTTTGGCGACCTCATCAAGTTCGTGACTACCTACGTCGCCCCGGTACTGACAAAAGTTCTCGGAGTCGCCTTCGACGTCGTAGGAAAGGCGATCGGCCCGGTGATCGACGTCGTCTTTACGTTCATGGGAGCGCTCTCATCGCTCGGCTCATTCGTGCTAAAGATCGCAGGATTCCTCGTTAGCACATTCGAGAAAGCCGTGAACGGAATCATCGACGTAGTGAACTTCGCGATCCGTCAAGCGAACAAACTGAACCCGTTCTCGGACATTCCGGAGATCGGTAAAGTGTCGATCTCGAGCTCGTTCGGTGCAGCTCCTAGCGCACCATCAGCTCCCGGAGCAGCAGTCCCAGACCGCCTCGATCGCATGGAGTCGGGCGCCTCGTCGATGCCATCGTTCACTATCCCGCCAGTCGGAGGCGGCACGTCCACCGGCGGGGGAGGAGGCGGCGGAGGAGGCGGAGGAGCTGCGGCAAGTCCATTCGATCCGAGCGCCTACGACGCAAAGAACCGCTACTACACGATGCCGGCGGAACTGTCCTCGGCTTACGCGGCGAAGAGTCGATTCTACGAGATTCCCTCGGCGCTAGATGCCGCTTACGCACCGAAGCAGGCGATCTACAACGTCACCGTCAACACAGTAACGGCGGACGCGAACCTTCCGAATCTCGTCGTCGAAGCTCTCCAGACTTATAACCTCGTCTCCGGGCCGTTAGACGTTCAGATAGCAGTCTGAGCCATGCCCGCGAACATCATCACCGGCGGGACGCTCA